GAAGAAGCGGTACATGTTGAATGTGCTGCTTGGTGAAGACGGTGTTTTGCTGAAGACCCCCGAGATAAAGACTGTGGGTGTTGAGACGGTTCGCTCGTCCACTCCTAGAGTAGTCCGTGATGCCCTAATCGAAAGCATCTCGGTTATTATGAATGGAACACAAGACGACATGATTCAGGCCATCGCCAGACACCGCAAGGAGTTCCGCAAGCAAAGACCTGAAGACATAGCGTTCCCCCGTTCGTGTAATGGAATGAAGGAGTACAGCGACTCGTCCAGCATTTATAAAAAGTCCACGCCTATTGCGGTGCGAGCCTCGCTTGTGTACAATCACCACTTGCGTCGTAGTGCCGTCGAAAAGAAGTACCCTAAAATTAACGAAGGGGACAAAATCAAGTTTGTGTATTTGAAGAGTCCCAATCCGCTTGGAGAGAATGTTATTGCCTTTGTGAGTACCATTCCCAAAGAGTGGGATCTTATGCGATACATTAATTTCGATCTACAGTTTGAGAAAGCGTATCTTGATCCCCTAAAAGCAATCTTGGATTGTATCGGTTGGGAAACGGAAAAGAAACACACTCTTGACTCCCTGTTTTCTGACTGACCACCCTACATACTACTAAAGGAAAGGATTATACAATGGCTAAAGATAGTATTAAAATTGTGCGGCTGACCACGGGCGAAGAAGTTATGTGCGAAGTGAAGGAAGTGTTCGAGGGCGAAACCCGAACAGGCGTAAAGGTGAATAAGCCCTTGCTGCTTGTTCCCACAAGCATTCAAAACCTAACTATGATTCCGTGGGTTTTCTATACGGAAGAGGCACACGCAGATGGTCTTTTCCTGAAGGAAAACAATATCATCTTCATTGCCACTCCCAAGAAGGATCTGAAGGCCGAGTACGAAAAGGCTTTCTCCAAGATTGTGACCCCTGGTAAGGGCGACATTATTACGGGTGGTGGTGCGGACATGAACAAGTTGGGAAGCAAACTCCGTCTGTCCACCGACTGAACAAATGAAAACCCTATCAGAAAAGCAGATTGAGTATCTCTTGGTACTCCTTCGTGATCGTTGGAAGACGATTCTTGAGGAGCACGCTGCTGTTCTGAAAGACAAAAAGTCAGGAATGGATCTTGTGGATCGCATTCTACAGCAGATGGAAACCAATAACCAATTAATTACAGATTTGGAAAAGATGAAGAGAGGATTATAACATGGGATTCTTGGATTCAATTATCAAAAACTCAGGAAATAAGTTTGCGTCATTGGTGGACGATGGTGTGGAAGCCGATGTGAATGGATTCGTGGATACAGGTTCGTTCGCACTGAATGCCCTGCTGTCGGGAAGCCTGTATGGAGGAATCGCAAGCAACAAGATCCTTGCCCTCGCTGGTGAATCAGCAACAGGAAAGACCTATTTTGCCCTTGGCATTGTGTCCAAGTTCCTACAGGACAACAAGGAGGGAGTTGTCCTGTATTTCGATTCGGAGCAAGCAGTTACATCTGAAATGTTCCGTAGTCGTGGAGTGGACCCCAAGCGTGTAGCAGTCTTTCCTGTTGCCACCATCGAGGACTTCAGATTCCAAGCAATAAACATTGTGGACAAGATCTTGGAAGAACCCGAAGAGAAGCGAAAGCCTGTAATGATCGTACTGGATTCTCTAGGGATGCTTTCCACTTCCAAAGAAATGCGGGACACCAGCGAAGGCAAAGAAACACGGGACATGACCCGTTCACAAGTGATCCGTGCCACATTCCGTACTCTGACGCTGAAGTTGGGCAAGGCCAATATTCCCATGATTATGACCAACCACACCTACAGCGTGATTGGAGCCTATGTTCCAACGAAGGAGATGAGTGGTGGTGATGGCCTGAAGTATGCGGCATCCACCATTGTTTACCTGAGCAAAAAGAAAGACAAGAATACCGAAGGTGATGTGGTAGGCAATATCATCCATTGTAAACTGTACAAGTCACGCCTGACCAAAGAAAACCAAATGGTGGATGTACAACTAAACTACGATAGTGGCCTGAACAAGTACTACGGGCTGCTTGATATTGCCATCAAGCACGGAATATTCAAAAAGGTTTCTACCCGTGTGGAGTTGCCTGACGGCAAGACCGCATTTGAAAAGAATATCAACGAGAACCCTGAGAAGTATTTCACGCCTGATGTAATGGCTCGTTTGGAGGTTGCCGTGGGCAAGGAGTTCCGTTACGGTGGTGGCCTCGATCTCACGGAAGATCCTGTTGCCGTGGAAGAGAATTAAACATGGACGCTTACGAAAAGGAAACTCTGGACTTTGACCTTGATTACGACAAGGAGTTCGGGTACATTGTACGTCTGCGTGGGAGCATCTTTGAAGGAATCGAGTTCCGATACACCATGCTAAAAATAGAGGGAAAGGGACTGAACGACAACCTGTATTTCGATTACGAGATTACCAAGAATCCTAATTCCGTTCCCCTTACCGATGAGTTACACAATTTTATATCGTTCGTCACTGATAAGATGGTTCGTTCTGGTTTAGTAAAGGAAGCCAATGAAACGAATAGAAACAGTCATACTGGAAAACCTGCTCTACAATGAAGAGTATGTCCGCAAGGTTCTTCCGTTCCTCAAAAGTGAATACTTCGGCGACCCACATGAAAAGACAGTTTTCCTATCTATTAGTGAGTTCGTAGGAAAGTATTCTGCCCTGCCGTCCAAGGAAGCGGTAGGCATCGTCGTCAAGGAAAACAAAACCCTCACCGAAGAGCAGTTCAAAAAGTGTCGTGAGATTCTAGAAGGATTATCTGATGAAAAACAAAACAATGATTGGTTGGTTGACGAGACAGAAAAGTTCTGTAAGGACAAAAGCCTGTACAACGCTGTCCTTGAATCCATCCATATCATCGAAGGAAAATCTAAGAGCAAAACTCCCTCTGCGCTTCCTGACATCCTCTCGAAAGCACTTGCCGTATCCTTCGACACCCACATCGGACACGACTACATCGAAGACGCAGAGTCCCGATACGAGTTCTACCACAAGGCGGAGACACGGCTCCCGTTCGACATTGAATACTTCAACACCATAACCAATGGTGGCATTCCGCAGAAGACCCTGAACATCGTTCTCGCAGGCACGGGCGTGGGAAAGTCCCTGTTCATGTGCCACCATGCGGCAAACTGCCTTTCACTTGGTAAGAATGTCCTGTACATCACTTGCGAAATGGCCGAAGAACGCATTGCCGAGCGCATTGATGCGAACATGATGGATACAACTCTGGATGAACTAAAGTCCTTGCCCAAGGATGTGTACGAGCGGAAGATGGGGCGGATTCGGGAGAAGACACAGGGCAAACTCATCATCAAGGAGTATCCCACGGCTTCGGCAAATGTGAACCATTTCCGTATCCTTTTGGAAGAACTGAAACTGAAAAAGCGGTTCAAGCCTGATGTGATTTTCATAGATTATCTCAACATCTGTGCTTCGGCTCGCATCAAAATGACCGCATCGGTGGGTTCGTATTCGTATATCAAGTCCATTGCGGAAGAGTTGCGTGGGCTTGCCGTGGAGCAAGGGGTTCCCATCTTCTCTGCCACACAGACGAACCGAACAGGCTTCACCAATACGGATGTGGGCTTGGAAGACACTTCGGAATCGTTCGGCTTGCCTGCCACGGCTGACTTTATGTTTGCCATTATCGCAACCGAAGAGATGGATAAACTGAATCAGGTGCTTATCAAGCAACTGAAGAACAGGTACAACGATACTGCCAGCAACAAACGGTTTGTGGTTGGTATTAATCGAGCAAAGATGAAACTGTATGATGTGGAAGAATCCGCACAAAAGGGATTGGTGGAACCCATAACCGCCGTGGTTGGGCCAAAGCCCTTTGGTGGATTCGGAAAGAAGGATGAAGGAGAAAGACCAAGCGGAAACTCCAAATTTAAAGGATGGAAAGTATGAACAAGAACAATGAAGAAAATCGTAAGCAAGTAAAGAGTGTTATTCTCGACAGCGAACTGAAGGAGTGGGAGGAGTGGGGCAACCGGTACTTTGGTGATGGCACTGAGTACGAGGATCAGACCTATCACGAAAGCGACCGCAAGAACAAGAGAAAGTAATGTCCACTTACATAGACAAGAAGTTCATAGATCTTGTAAGCGTTCAACTCCGCAACTTCAAGTGGAAAAAGAACGGACTTGCGAACTGCTCCTGCCCAATATGCGGAGACTCTAGCAAGAACAAGCGTAAGGCACGAGGGTTTTTCTTCCAGAAGAAGAATGACTTTTTCTACATGTGCCACAACTGCGGCTTCTCGTCTACACTTTATAACTTTCTCAATCAGGTTTCTCCAGGGTATGCAAAGGAGTATTCCTTGGAGCGGTGGCGAAACGGAGAAACAGGACACTCCAATTATCCCAAGCCACAGATAAGTTTTCAGGCTCCTGTATTCTCTAGTGGAGGGGATCTTACTCCTCTGGCGGAGTTGCCTGATACACATCCTGCGGTGGCTTTCTGCTCACGGAGGCAAATACCCAAGCACCAATGGTCACGGCTGTACTATACTGATGACTTCGCCCGTTTTGCCAAAACTCTGGATTCCACTTTGGAACTCACCAGAAAAGAAAGCCGTTTGGTCATTCCGTTCTTTGACTTGAACGGAAATATCATAGCGGCGCAGGGCAGGCTGTTGGAAGTAAAGAGCGACCGGGACATACGGTACATGACTATCAAAGCAGACAAGTCCATCGAGCGGCTTTGGTACGGAATGGGAGAGGTAGATCCAGAAAAACGGGTTTACATTGTGGAAGGTCCGTTGGATTCCTTGTTTATTCCTAATGCTGTTGCGATGCTTGGTGCGTCAAACTTCAGCATACATCCAAAGATAGCAAAATCGGATGTGGTAGTGGCACTCGACAACGAACCACGAAACGAAGAGATAGTGCGGCTCATGGAGCGTTTCATAGACAACGGATTTGCCGTCTGTATTTGGGAAGACGGCACGGAAGGAAAAGACATCAATGATATGGTGTTGGCTGGCAAGTCTAGTGCGGAGTTGGTTTCCATCATGGACTCCTGTGCGTGCAGGGGCATGGAAGCAAAACTAAAAATGAACTACTGGAAGAAGGTCTAAATGAGCGAAGAAGATAATGACGAAAGCCTGGATTCCCGCAAGGGAAAACTCCTTATGGAAGCAGTACTGGAGTTTGGCTTTCGCTTTTCAGAATATGTTCGGGAGATGGATCCAGACATGTGGCGGCGGGCACGGGACTATGCGAAGGACTGGACTCAGGTAGAAGGCGTGGAGTTTACGGAATCTGGAGGAACAGGCGATGAAGATCACAGTTCTTGACCACGGCCATGTAGAGTATGTGACCCATATGGGTAATGATCTCACGGTGGTGAATGCCGCCCGTGTATCCTTCAACAAGGAGTCTGAACTAGACTCCGAATCCGTTCTCAAAGAAAAAGATAAAAAATTGATCGGGTATTTGGCAAAGCACGGTCACTGGACTCCCTTTGCCCATCCACAGATTACCCTGCGGATCAAGGCTCCCATTTCTATCCGTACTCAGTTTTTCAAGCACAAGGTGGGTTTCGTAGAAAACGAAATCAGCCGCCGATATGTGAAGGAAGAACCGGTGTTCTACATTCCGAATTGGAGAAGTGCTCCGACAGATGGTGCTAAACAGGGGAGTTCCGACTTCATGGACTCGGACAGCATCGACTATCGTCTTATCACGGAGGACTACAAGCAGTCCTGCAAGTTGGCTCTTGCGAGATATAAGTCTCTTATCGAGAATGGTATCGCTCCAGAGCAGGCACGGTTCGTTCTGCCGCAGGGCGTGTATACAGAATGGTGGTGGACAGGTTCCCTTGCCTCGTATGCCCGTTTCTACAAGCAACGCCGAGATCCCCATGCCCAATGGGAAATACGGGAATATGCGGGGGCTATTGGCGAAATTATCAGCGGACTTTTTCCCGTTTCTTGGGCTACACTCATATCATAATTGGGCAAGACCTGCCCATTGGCATTTCCAGTCGTATAGATACAGGTCTACAACACGATTCAGTACAGTACAGGAGTAAAATATGTCGAAGAATCTTCCTACCCTTTATCAAGATTTCATTCATCTTTCCCGTTATTCACGATGGCTCGAAAAAGAAGGTCGGCGTGAGCATTGGGACGAAACAGTAAAGCGGTATTTTGACTTCTTCCAGAAGCATCTGAAGGAAAATCAGGGCTTTACTCTGACTGCCGAGATGCGATCCGAACTGGAGAATGCCGTACTGAATCTGGAGATCATGCCGTCCATGCGTGCACTGATGACCGCAGGCGAAGCACTGGAACGGGACCATACTGCTGGTTATAATTGTTCTTATGTTGCGGTCAACCGTGTTCGGGCATTTGATGAGATTCTTTATATCCTTATGTGCGGCACAGGAGTTGGGTTCTCTGTGGAGCGTCAATATGTTGAAAAACTTCCTACAATTGCTGAACATTTCACTAATTCAGACACCACTATCATTGTTCAAGATAGTAAGGCTGGTTGGGCTAAGGCTTACAAAGAACTTGTATCCCTACTTATTGGAGGTCAAATACCCCGATGGGACTTGTCTAAAGTTCGTCCTGCTGGCGCACGGCTTAAAACATTTGGAGGGAGAGCATCAGGGCCAAAACCTCTCGACGATCTTTTCCGCTTCACCAGTGATACTTTTAAGAGAGCGGCAGGGAGAAAACTCAATTCTATCGAATGCCACGACCTCGTATGTAAAATTGCGGAGATTGTGGTGGTGGGAGGAGTCCGTCGATCTGCTCTTATTAGCCTATCGAACCTCACTGATGAGAGGATGAGAGAAGCAAAGACAGGAGCATGGTGGGAAGCCAATCCTCAGCGTGCCCTCGCAAACAACTCTGTGGCATACAAGGAAAAGCCTGAGATGGGTGTTTTCATGGAGGAGTGGCTCTCGCTGTACAAGAGCAAGAGCGGCGAGCGTGGTATTTTCAATCGGGCGGCAGCACAGAAAACCGTAGCGAAATTGGGCGATCGGCGTGACTCCACATACGAGTTTGGAACTAATCCATGTTCCGAGATTATTCTTCGTGACCGTGAGTTTTGTAATCTCACCGAAGTGGTTGTGCGTCCCGAAGACACAGCGGAAACTCTGAAGCGTAAGGTCCGTCTTGCTGCGATACTCGGAACATGGCAGGCATCCCTTACAAACTTCCCGTACCTTTCTTCCGAATGGAAAAAGAACTGTGAAGAGGAAGCCTTGCTCGGCGTTTCCCTTACAGGCATCATGGATAATCCTGTGATGTACAAGAATCGGGAAATCCTGCGTCAAAGCCTAGAAGATCTACGGGGAGTCGCAATAGCAACAAACAAGGAGTGGGCAAAGCGGATCAAGATCAATCCTGCGGCGGCTATTACTTGCGTGAAGCCCAGTGGAACTGTATCACAACTTGTGGATGCGGCTTCGGGTATTCACGCCCGGCACAACGAATACTACATTCGCACCGTGCGTGCGGATCGGAAAGATCCACTGTGCCAGATGATGATCGACCTTGGGTTCCCACACGAGCCTTGTGTAATGAAGCCCGACAATGTTATGGTGTTCTCGTTCCCCATGAAGGCTGTGGGTTCCGTGACACGAAACGACATGAGTGCCA